TCACATGGCCGCGCTCACCAGCCACTACCTGACGATGGGCCGCTTCCCTGGTCAGGCGCAGATCGACGAGCCCGGTGACCCGGTGAACCACGTGAAGGAGAACAAGCGGCTGGCCCACGCGCTGGGGGATGCGGCCATCCTGCACTCCCAGGGCACCGGGATCTCGTTCGTCTCGGCCGACACCAACCTGGTCGACCGGACCAACGACGTGTTCTACGGCAAGCCGCTCACCACGTGCTGGGACGAGACCAAGCACCACCCGAACACCGGGCACGGCAACATCGACGTGGTCGCCACGGTCAACAAGGACGGCCGGGTGAAGTGCAAGAACGCCCTGGTGCTCGACGACAAGGATCTGTTCATGCACAGCGACCACTTCGTGGTGGTCACCAAGTACCGCGTGGGGCTGATCGACCAGCCCCGCTTCAACTTCATCACCGACAAGGAGTCAGCATCGTGACCAAGAAGGTCAGCAGGGACGCAGGAACTGGGGAGTTCGTGACCGAGGAGCACGCCGAGGCGAACCCCGAGACCACGGTCACCGAGACCATCGAGGGGCCGGACGCCCAGCTCTTCGAGTTCAAGCAGCCCGAGGAGGAGGCCCCGTACCACACGATCCTCGAGTCCTGGCGTGAGGTGCTGAAGCCTGCGAAGGAGGAGCGGACCAAGGCGGTGACCCCGCAGTGGGGCAGCCTGATCGTGAACACCTTCAAGGAGGTCACGTACGCGCAGATGAACGACTTCCGCGACCTGTACTACGACCTCATCGAGGAGCTGTACCAGATCCTCGTCGACGAGATCGAGACCGACGAGAACTGTCTCACGTACTCCACAGCCGCCGAGGACGTGGAGCACAACAGCGTGCACTACAAGGTGCTGCTGACCCAGTGGCAGGCCACGTTCCTGATGCACGAGCTGGCATGGGACTGCACCGACCCGTTGGCCGGTGCCAAGATCGGTGCGCTCTCCAAGATCCACGAGATGTTCTTCGCCGATGTCGGCATCGTGGCGTACCTCGACAAGATCAACTTCGAGTTCACCGAGGACGACCAGGCGGAGCTGGCCAAGACCCTCACCACGCTGAAGGAGGCAAAGTGAGTGAGCAGACAGCCGAGGTCACCACGGACGCCCAGGGCTCCGAGGTTGTCGAGCTTCCGCCACAGGACGATGCTGCGTTCTCGGCGCTCATGGACGCGCTGGCGCCTGAGGCAGACGATCCGCCGGAGGCTGCGAGCGGAGAGACTGCTGATCCTCCTGATGCGGAGGGTGGACAGCCAGCACCTGCTGGTGAAGGAGCTGCTGATCCAGGAGCAGACCCTGCTACACCGACAGCAGGAGATGGCGGAGAGCCAGTCGTGGCGGGAGAACCCGCAGCTGCTCCTGTCGCCACAGCCCCAGTCGTTCCGCCTGACACCCGGTCGACCCCCGTCGCAGGAGACCTGAGCGAGCAGTTCGGCAAGGTCTCCCTCGGGATCGAGACCAGGGTCAAGGATGCGTTCGAGCGCACCGCCATGTCCGAGATCCAGGCGGAGTTCCCCAAGTACATCGAGGCGATCCAGAAGCACCCACGCCTCCTGGTGGGGACCGAGGTCCAGTCGCTGCAGGGCGAGGGGATGGAGGTGCTGCGCGACAGCCAGGACGCCAAGGAGTGGCAGGACGCCGCGCGCACCCTGCTGGCCCAGGAGGTGGCCGACCGCCGGGACCGTGCGATCGAGGACTCGTCCGGCTACCTCGACACGCTGCACCAGTCGATCGAGCTGTTCCAGAACAACGCCGACCTGGTGCCCGGTACCAAGGGCTTCGACAAGGATCTCGCTGATGCCTTCGCCAAGACGGCTCAGCCCTACGAGGTGAAGGTTGAGGGCAAGCTGCACGGGTACACCATCCCGGTGCAGCCGCTCATCAACCAGCTCAGGACCCAGCTGGCTGCTGACCGAGCCGCGACCGCGGCAACGGCAGCCCCCGCAGCCAGTGCAAAGGGACCTGCGGGGGAGAAGCAGGCCGTTCCTGCCGATCCCCCGCAGGCTGGCATCGCCTCGAAGGCGGGTGACTCCTCGAACAAGGAGGACTTCTCCACCCTGTTCGGGACCATCGGCCTGCCCAACCTGAGGATCTGATACTGGGTACCGTGCTGGTACTCAGAGAGGAGGCACCATGAACACACTCGCAGCAGGAGATGCATCCATCGACCTGTGGACCGTGGTGCTGGTGCTGGCGGCGATCGCACTGATCGTCTTCATCTTCAGCCGGTTCCGCTAGGACCTGCTGGTGGCCACGTTCCCTGTCTACTACCGCCCTCGTCCCTACCAGCAAGAGCTTCACCGCATGTGGCGGGAGAAGCGGTACGGGATCGCGGTGCTTCCCCGTCAGAGCGGGAAGGACGTGGCCGCCAGCATGGAGCAGTGCGAGGCGCGGCTCAAGACCCCGAAGACCACGGGCGTCTACATCTCCCTGAACAACCCGATGGTCCGAGACATCCTCTGGGACAAGACGTACATCGACCCGGCCTCCGGTGACTACGTGCGAGGGCTGAAGGACAACGTGCCCTCGGACCAGGTGGACTGGAAGGACACCGTGATGGAGGGTCGCTTCCGCAACCACAGCCGTCTCAAGCTGCAGGGGTACTTCCAGTCGGGCCAGGACAAGGCCGGTGTCGGTACGTCCTTCCAGGACTACACCATCACCGAGCTCGCCCTGTTCCACAAGGAGGACCCGGTCCCCCGGATGTGGCCCATCCTCGAGAACCGGGCTGAGAACAAGCGCCTGATGGCGGTGAGCACTCCACGTGGGAAGCGGAAGAACCCGCTGTGGCAGCTGATGGAGTCCGTCAAGGGGAACCCCGAGGCGCAGGTCATCATCCGTACCATCGACGACCTGAACGAGCAGATGGTCCGTGAGGGCCTCGCTCCGGTGCTGACCCAGATCGAGCTCGAGCGGATCAGGGACACCTACCTCAAGCGGTTCGGCAACGACCGGATGTTCGAGCAGGAGTACTACTGCTCCTTCGAGGAGATGGACGCTGCCGCCGTGTACGGCGAGGCGTACATGAAGCTGGTCGAGGAGAAGCGCGACCTGGTGTTCAACATCAACACCGCGCACCCGATCTTCGTGGTGTTCGACATCGGTGCCTCAGGGCTGCACTCCGACGCCACGTCGTGGATCGCCTTCCAGTGGATCAACGGTCAGCACTGGATCTACGACTGTGGTGAGGGGCACGGGCGGGCGGTGCCCGAGTACGTGGACCTGCTGCGCGAGAAGTCCTGGTTCAACCGTGTCGCCTGGATGATCCTGCCGTGGGACGGGGACCACCACGAGAAGGCGGTGAACACCACGCCGGCCGACATGATGCGGACCAAGTTCGCCAACGTCGCCGTGCTCGCCAAGAGCAACAAGGTGTGGAAGATCCCTGGGTCCAGGGCTCACGACTACGACCTGATCACCGACATCCAGCAGGTGCGGATGGCGCTGTACAACATGATCATCCACAAGGAGAACTGCGACTGGCTGCTGGAGTGCCTGGAGAACTACAAGTACGAGTTCAACCAGAAGCTCCAGGAGTGGTCGGGCAAGCCGCTGCACGACAAGTACAGTCACCAGATGGACGCACTGCGCTACATGGTGCAGGCCACGAAGGAGCTGGACTTCTTCGGAGGAAGTTTTTTTGAGCAGACCGGAGGGGCGAACAGTTCCTCGGTCGACTACACCGACGACTGGTCAGGGGCGTGGGCACGATGAAGGGCGTCACCATCAAGCAGGCGCTGCAGCAGGTGGCCGACTACCCGGCCATGCTCGATGACGAGATCATTCAGAAGCCCGTGCACGAGTTGGTGTGCCGCACCCTGTTTGACATCGCCAATCGCCCAGACGCATCCCAGAGAGGGAGCATGACCAGGGCGAACAAGGCGAGGAAGATGATCCTCGAGCGACTGGTCGGCAAGCGACGGGCCGGTTCACACCCTGCCACCCGCAACACGTCCGAGGTGGAGTTCGTCGACCTGACCGGAGGTGAGCTGAGTGGAGCGCCTGAGTAGGTTCGTCGACAAGATCTTCCTCGGAGCCGGTGGCTTCCTGGCAGCGGGCGTCCTGTGTGCTGTCATCTTCATGGTCGTGTACTTCTTCGTGACCGTCCTCTTCCTATCAGACGGGTGCCCCTACTATGGCTGCGGCTGAGATCGTTCCCATCCATCGGAAGTTCCGGGGCCGCGTCCCCGAGGACCACCGCTCCAGCCTGGACACCCGACTGCTGTGGATGTGGCACCAGCGGTTCGGCACGGTGCAGACGATCTGGAAGGACAGCCCTGACATCCTGGACCACACCGCAGCGACGCTGATCCTGCAGGCGATCATGGCCAAGGACCTCGAGTCGATCGCCCAGCTGTTCCAGCGGATCGAGGGTGGCGTGATCAGCGACGAGGAACAGTTGGATCGGGGATCTCTCCGAGTCTGATCATGTCCGCTGTCCACCGTCGCTGGTAGTCCTTGGCCTGCGGCCTGCGGCACACCTTGCACTTGCAGTAGGGGCGCGTCGACATGTGGATGTAGGCATCGCTGTCAGCCCGTGTCTCGGGTGCGACACGCTCACCATCAGGGAGCGTGTCGAAAGGGACGAACCACTCCTTGTTGAACATGACCGCGCGTGGGTCCGCAGGCTTGCGTACAGCCCGCTTCCGCAGCTCAGGAGGGACGGGCCGGTACTTGGTGTTGTTCGAGTACCTGCGCGTCCCGTCAGGGAGCGTCTGGATCTCGTGGTGGGTCACGGCTTGAGGGTGCCCTCGGCGTACTCAGCGTAGAGCGTGAGGGTCATCGGCCGGTGCCGGGTGATGAGGTAGCCGGGCGGCACCCGGTACGCCTTGGGGATCTTGCGCCCCATGATGTAGGTCATGTACGGCTTGCCGTAGTAGTGCGCCAGCACCTGGTTGATCTTGCGGAGGTCGGCGTTGGCCGACCCACCTGCCTCCATCAGGTCTGCCACCCTGATCCCGGTGGCCCACTCGTAGACCATGACAGCCGCGACCCGGTGCCCGTGGTTCGGCGTGAGCTGGCGCAGGAACTTGCGGGTCTCCCGCTCCCACTGGACCAGGTGCGGGTTCTCGCGCACCAGGTACTTGTCCTTGGTGAAGGGCATCTTCGCCCTCATCTCATCAGGGAGTATCAACTGGTCGAGCCGCTCGGACGAGCGCGAATCGTGTGCCGTACTCGGCACACGATTCCTCTTGCCTGCTTCCTCCCTATCGAATCTCTTCTTCAGCAGGGCCTCCACATCTGTGAGGACCTGCTTCTCGACCATGTCTGAGGCTTCGGGCATGGTCGCATAGTACACACAAAAAAAGGGGGCAAGTCGCATGTTGAATGCGACTCGCCCCCCTCCTCTCCCTACCGATGGAAGATCATTCTTCTTCCGCGAGTATCCGACGGATCTCGCGGCCCACCGCCATTGCCTTGTCCAGGTCGTAGACCGGCTCCGGCAATCGAGGCAGTGTATCCGGCCAGGCGGGACCGTAAGGGCCGATCTCGCACTCACGTTCGAGATCGTCGATGTACCTGTCCCACCCCGGATCACCGACCCGAGGTGGGCGAGGCATCAGTTGCCGCCGTACTTTTCGATGTTGCCGATCAGCTTGCCGATCTCCATCTGGTCCAGCCCCACCTGGGTGGCCCGGTCCGAGAGCTTCTGCTCCCAGTCCGGGATCTCCGCCTCGCGCATCTTCTGCCCGATGGCGAACAGCGTGTTGTTCCGCTTCCCCTGCGGCATGGGCTTGGCCAGGTCGTTCAGGATCTCGTCGTGCATGAGCAGTACCTCCAGTGGATCTGCGTCGGCGAGGACCGAGGTGATCCTCGCGGTGGTTGCCAGGAGCTTCTGCTCCCGGTGCTTCAGCTGGTCGATCAGCTGCGGTGGTGCGTCGGCCATTGGCCGGCGGTTCCACCGCTGCGTGTCGTGGTGGTAGACACAGCCGGTTGCCCGGATGTCCACCCCCTGCTCGAGACCGATCCGGTCACTGAGCTCGCCGTACCCACTGACTGGGTTCCAGTCCTCGGGCACGGAGTAGAACAGGTGGTATCCGTTGCCACTCTTGCTGGTCTCGGCCAGCGTGGGTGGCAATCGACCCAGCTTCTTCGCGTGGTCGAACCCTCCGTTCTTCCCGTCGATGTCGACGCACAGGATCTGCATCGACCTCATCACGAACGCGAACGCCCACTTGCTGCGCTCGTACCCGTAGATGATCCGCTTGCTGTCGAACTCACCACGGGTGTAGCGCGGCATGAAGCCGTCCGCACCCTGTGCACCCTGCAGGCCCCAGCCCTGGTCCGTGACCCCCGAGGGCCACGCCCTGACCAGTGCCACCTCTCTCGGACCGGAC